CCTTTTATTGTTAATCCCCGCAAGCTCTCTTGCTTTTTCCAGCGCTTGCTGTCTTTCTTCTTCTGTTAAGTCCGGTATTTGTTCTTCTTGTTTTTTTGCATCTAAAAAACGAGCTTTTTCTGCCCGTTTCCTTTCCGCTTTTTCTTTTTCCTCTTGTAATCTTTTCTCCAGATGACCTTTTTGAACCAATTTTTCTAACCACAAGTCAAAATATTTGACTCCGTTTCTTTTAGAAAGATTTTTTAAAAGTTTCTCCTCTTCCTCTGTTAGATTAATAGAAGAAGAAGAATTAATATTAATCTTCTTTTCATTCTTTTCTTTCTTTTTCTTCTTTGATTGTTGTGGTTTGTCTGGTCGTTTGTCTGGGATTTGACTGGTATTTGACTGGTCGTTTGTCTGGGGTTCACTTTGCCACAATTCCCAGTTATTGACCGATATTATTGAATATTGGCATGTTGTTTTGTGTGTGATTTCGCCTGTGGTTTTGAGTTTATTTATTGCACGTCTTGTCTGGTCTATTGTAAGCCCTGTTTCTTGCGCTAATTTTGGGTAACTTGTAACAAAAGAACCACTTTTTATAAGTTTTCCTTTAAAATTTCCATTATTGTAATTTACTTTAAGTAGACAATGAAAAAACAATGTTTTTACAGGTATATCATCGTACCATTCCCAGTCAAGCATCTTTCTAAAAAGTTTTATATAACCTCTTTTCATTGCTTACTTCCTCCGTTGTGTGTGTTTAAAAATTTATAAGTTCATCCGGCACAATAAGCCGTTCAAGCTTTTTTGTGGCTCTGCAATAGTCACAGTGTCCGCAACGCTGCGGTTCTGCATTGTAATTTTTAACATCTATAATATGCGGCATTTTCCACCGTAACTGGTCAAGTTGGAATTTTAACTGGTCATCCGGTATTAAAATACAATCTATATCTGAATAGTCTTGTTTATCTACCGCCGCAATAATGCAAGGTAATTCTTCGTCTGTATTTTGTCTGACAACTTCACGGTAAACCGCAAGCTGTATGTCATAGCCCCATTTTTCAATAAAGCTTTGTTTCCATCCTTTCCGGTTGTAAGAGACTTCTCTTAGCTTTTGCACTACTTTCAAATCAACAATTGCCTGATGCGGAATATAACTGTCCATTTTAATTTTCCAGTTGACACCGAAAATCTCACCGGTCATTATAACTTGTTTTTCTCCGGATAAACATTTCATAAAAAGTTCATCATCTGAAACTCGTTTAATAATTTTCTCTGCTTTAATATATTCAGCTTTTAATGTTCCGTCTTTTTTGAATATTTCCGGGTGATTTTCTTTGAATTCTTCAAGTGTTCCCTCGAAATAACTATCAACATAAGAACCAATTAATATTGGGGTAGTGGGTGGTTCTACCCACTCCCCATTAATTTTTGCCATAGCATAGGCTTCACATTTGAAAAAATCCTTAACCTGTGAAACACTAAAGTAATTTTCATTAGCTTTTTGTGAATAATAATTATCATTCGTTAGCTTGAATTTCTTCGTCATCATAAGCCTTTCTAACTTGTTCTATTTCTTCCTCTGTCGGTTCATAATCCGGTTTTTTCCCGCCACCTTTTGCTTTAATTGTTTTTGTTGTTGTATCTGCTTGCTTTTCTGCGGCAGTTGGCATATCAAAATACTGTTCAATTGGTGCAAAATTATTTTTAATAGAGTTATAAATTGACCCTAAATCAACAAGATTTTTAGGGATAAAATTATCTATCTTTGTGCCTATGTGCTGCTCAATCATTTCTTTTGTTACTCCTAGTTCTTCAAACTTAGCAAGCATTTTTGTTAACCTATCTTTTAATGGCAAGTCACTAGAGCCTTCTATTGTTTTTTCGCAGGCTTTAAGAAAATCTTCAACAATGTCAGCCGGTAATACTTCAAGAATTGCAGCTCTCAAACGTCTTGCACCATCATTAGCTGTTTTTTCGTAGATATCCCTAGCATCTGTTAAAAGTTTAGCGCCTTGTTTTGTATCTCTGATATGCGGAACTTTAAAGATGCGTTCAACTCTGACATTGTTTTCCATATCCCAGCAATAAGCCATCATTTCTGAACTGTGTTCTGTTTGACTTTGACTTAATTCTTTTATACCATAATTTAAATTACCCCAATATTTGGCGATAGTTTCCGCTGTACGGATTGATGCACCTTTAATCTGCTGTCCGCCACGAGGATAACAATATATTGCTTTTTCTGCCAGGCTTAAACGTTTTGCAGCTTCCATAATCTTTTTTTGTGCTCTGAATTCATCACGTGGAAATTGACGTGCCATAAAAATTGCTGCTTGTACCTCTTGTAAAGCTCTTGTTTTTTCTACTTCCTGTCCTACATTAGGAAAGGTGGTTAAATTTACTCTGTCGTTTTGTTCTGTTAAATAATTCATTATCTAGTCCTTTCATATTTAATTTTTTGTTCTCAATCCACATTTTTTAGGGTCATTAACGTTTGCTGCACAATAATTTAATTTGTACCCGATATAGTTTTCAGAAATAAGATTTGTGCAACCCTCACATTTCATGTATTTGTCGTGGTTTTCGGCGATTTCTAATGTCATAGGGAAATCAGCCCATTTATCAATGTCATTACAATTTGTACACATCTTTCAATCCTTTCAATAAAAAGGGCTTAAACTAACTGCTTAAGCCCTGTGTAATAGCATATGATTAGAGTTTAAATTTAAAGAAAAAGGGGGTGTGGAATTTAACGATTAGTTATAAGGTTACAAATATAGCCCCCATCGGGATAGCTTTATAATTAGCCAATAATTTTATTATAAACTTCGTCTAATTTCCCCTCGTTGATAATCCTTGTAACGTATCTATCAGCACGTGCTTCTATTTTATCTTCAGACATTTTACAAAATTCAGGGATATCAATTTCGGGTGAATCGTTTTCATAATTAGATAATTTTTCACAAACTTTTCTAAATACTCTAAAAGCTTTTGTAAATTGGAATTCTTTTTCTAATGATATTTCCATAATCACCCCACAATTAATCTTAAATACTCTATTAAACAAATAACTGCAATAATCGATACGGTGATATAATTAGCCATTCTACCGGCAAGTATAAGCTCGTATTTAAATGCTAAATGTTCAGCGTAAGCTTTATTATTGATAGTTGTAAAATCTTTCATAATGTGTTCCTTTCTTTATAACTCTTATGGCAGCCCCTTACGGGAATACTCCCACCGCTTTGGATGCGGTTTCAGGGGCTGATTAAAAGTTATCCCCGTCTTTCCGGGGTGTCATACCGGTTTCCCTACTCTTGGATAACAAGTAATAACCTCAAGACATCTTGTTTATAGTAGTGATGCTTTCTCTACTTTGTGCGCACTTATAATAAAAAAATCCCAGTCTTTCCTGGGTGCCATCTATTCAAATTGGAGGAGAGAATAGATAATTTTTCAGGGCAATGGGCTCTGATTAGAAGATATATCGCAAAATAGCCATGAGCCGTTGCCCCTTTAAAAGTGCTTATCTCAGATGTGTAGTAAAGTTTGTAGGGATATTAAAAGTTTTGTATGCTGTACGATACCCACACCTGAGTAAAAACTTTTTGTTTTGTCCGATGTTTACCGCTCCGCTAATCTTTCAAGAACCTATCCTGTAGGCTTTCGGTATTCGGATAATACCTTATCGGAGACTTACGTCCTATTCAGTTGTCAATGTGCTAATTTTTCCATAGCCGAGCCAGCCCTGACGAGGGCTTTATTCAAGACCTTTTCTGCGACTAACCCGATTATGTTCTGCTATTTCAATCTGTCTGAAACCTTTTGTATAGCATCTTTTCTTACCCTTTGGTCAGCAGGTCGTTCTGCTCAACTTTACATTTGGTTTTCATAGATTGTGTTTTTCGTTAGTTTGAATTATAGTGTTGTTTATCTGATATATTCATCTAACAAAATCATTATACAATATAATTTAGATATTGTCAAGAAAAAATTAGATAAAAATCTAAAAAAGATAGATAAGGAATAAATATGAAATATAGCAAAATTATTGAAAAAATTACACAACAGAAAGGTTTTACCCCCCGTCAAGCAGATTTGTGCAGAATATTAGACATAAAAACAGGTGCAATGTCGGCAAGGTCAAAAAACGATAGTGATTTTTCAGATGCGGAGATAGAAAAACTAGAGGATTTCTATTTGGTTGACCTGACCGGTGATACAGATTGTATCGAGATTGAACATATTCATATAAGTCCATCTTGTGGGAAAGGGACTGCTGTGCTTGATGAGCCGGAAATAACACCGGTTAAGTTAGGTACACAGATGATACAATCAGTAATGAAAATATCTGATCCAAAAAATTTAAAAACATTCCGAGCAAGTGGTGACAGTATGACGCCTATAATTGAAGATGGCGACTTGCTACTTGTAGATACCGCAAGGTTAGATTTTTGTAATGGGGGAATTTTCTTATTAACAATCAATAATAATTGGTTTATAAAACGATTACGTTTGCGTTTGTCCGGAGAACTTGATATAATCTCCGATAATGGAAAATACCCTGTAGAAACTTTCCAAAAAGATGCAGATGTTGAAGTGATGATTAAAGGCAGAGTTATAAAAAATTTAAGCCGAGGTCTCTAGTTACTTTCCTCAATATTAAACTCTCTAATAGCATCACTAATTAGTTTTTTGATGTCTATTTTTGCATTGTGTAGAATTTCAAGCTTTTCAATAACATCTTGCTCTAATCTTTTTACAGTAAGTGTTCTTTCCATCTCGTCCTCCTATTACTATTATAATTTTTATAATATTTCTTTAATAAATTTTAGTAATACAATATTAGCCACTTGACTTATATAAAATCTAGTGATAACATGTTTATATATTTTAAAATATTTATAAATAATAATAAAATTTATAACAAAAGTCAAGAGGTTTTATAAAAATGTGCACATTTTCTTATGTATTAAATGAATCAGGATTAACTAAAGCCGAATTTGCAAGAGTTTTAGGCATTCCACCATCTGCTGTTAATATAAGGATTAATGGCACAAATGATATTAAAATATCTGAACTTGTTAAAGTAGAAAAGCATATCGGTCATAAAATATTTAGACCTGAAGGTGCTATGGAATACGACCAAGTCAAAATCCCATACATTGAAATAGATGGAGAAGATAACTCTTATTATGTTCATCCTAACGTGCAACATAGAGTACAATTTGACCGTGAGATAGTAGAAAAAATATGGGCGCTGAGCTCAGACAATTTGCGCATTATGACAATGCATGGTAATAATATGAATGCAGGTAATTATCCGTTGCGTAATAATGATATTCTTGTTGTTGATATTTCCGGACGTGATATAAGCAGGCCGGGGATATATGTTTATAAATCTGCAAAAAGTGGGGTTACGGTCTCCGGTATTCAACAAAAACAAAATGGGTCATTAATGCTAATTAACCTTGATAAAAAATATCCGGATGAAGAATACACTGCAGAAGAACTAAAGAATATTGATTTTAAAATTGTAGGACGTGTTGTAAATAACCTTAGTTTGATTAAATAAACTGCTTGATTAATTATCTTTACATGATAGCATATCCACATATTATAGTAGGTAGGAATATAGTTATGGGTTATGTGATGAAAGCGTTACGAGCTACAGGACGCTTAATTAATGAGTTGGCACGAGAAGAAGAACGCTCGTTAAGAGCTCAACAGCGGGAATTAAAAGAAAAAATAAGAGCAGAAAAACAAGCATTAAAACTTCAAGAAAAGTTAGAGAGACTGCAAGAACGTGCTAGAAAAGAAAAAGCTGAGTATTGTGGATATATTTTTGAAAAAGATGAAAAAAGTAAACGTAGTAATAAATCAAGGATGCAGGGATATTTAAAAGATTATGTATTTTGGCAATTTTTTGCATTAGAAGATGATATTAAAGAAGCAACCCCTGATATACAAGAATATGTTAAGCAAATAGATTTGGGGTATTCTGGTAAAGCAGAGTGGAGAGAAGAAAAATGATAATAAGTATTATTTTAATTTTTATTTTGGGAATTACTATTTATTTTCTCATAGAAAAAATAAATAAATTAAAAATTGAAAATCAAGAATTCATGTCAAATAATGAAATGATACAAAATCAATATGGTCCTATTATTGAACTTGAAAAACTGTACAGAGAAACTAATAAAGAATTAGAAATTGAACAAAAACAAATTGATAAATTGCGTTCTGATTATGCAGAAAAGCATAAAATTTATACAGACTTAAAAGAAACAATAGACCTTTATAATGATGAAATTCAATATATCAATATGGCATTATATAAACCAAGATATGATTTTCAAACTTCTCAAATTTATAGACAAAAATTAGATGCAAATTATGAAGAACAAAAGCAACTAATTAAAAATAAAGAAGCTGTATTATCTGATACAAATTGGATTGTCCAAGGTAGTAAAGTAGTTGGACAAAAAATGATTGATAAAGAAACCACGTTGATGCTAAAAGCTTTTAATTCTCAATGTGATAGAGAAATTGAAAAGGTTAAATGGAATAATGTTTTTGCTATTGAGAAAAAATTATTAAAATTATTTAATGAAATAAATAAGATGGGTGAATTACACGATATATATATTACAGATGAATTTTACGAATTAAAAAAAGAACAATTATTTCTTACTCATGAATACGAACAAAAGAAATATGAAGAAAAAGAAGAACAACGTCGTATAAGAGAGCAAATGCGAGAAGAAGAAAAAGTCCAAAAGGAACTGGAAAATAGACAAAAAGAATTAGAAGAACAAGAACGTAGAGAGCAGGAATTAAAAAATTTATTAAATGAAGCATATAATCAAGGCAAGCAAGAAGAAGCCGCAAAATATCAAGAAGAAATAGCACAGTTAAATGAAACTATTGAAAATAGTAAGCGTGCTATTTCTAATGCTCAACTTACAAAATGGGGTAGAATATATATAATTTCTAATATTGGCTCATTTGGTGAAAATGTGTATAAAATAGGTATGACAAGACGTGATGACCCTATGGAAAGAATCAATGAGTTAGGTGACGCATCAGTGCCTTTTAAATTTGATGTACATGCTATTATTGAGTCAGATAATGCACCTGAATTAGAAAATAAACTTCATGAAATCTTTAAAAAACAAAGTGTAAACCGTATAAATTATAGAAAAGAATTTTTCCGTGTTTCACTTGATGATATTGAGAAAGCAGTTAATGAAACTGTAGGAAGTGAGATTATATTTACAAAAGTTGCCGAAGCAAGAGAATTTAGAGAGACACAAACTATTATACAATCAGAATTAAATCTTCCACAAGAGAATGTTGAAAAAGAACTATTACCACAAGAGATATAAATATTAAAACAAATATTCAGTTTCTTCATATTGAAATACCGGTTTAACCGTGAAGGTGCGGAAAGCCGGTATTTTCTTTTTGTTATACACGGTATAGCGCAAACGTCTTACATATTTTTTGTCTTTTTCCGGGTCTTCAATAATAAGCACACAAGCCGGAGTACGGTTTGTTTTCTGTCCATAGTAAAGAGCTTGCCCGATACATTCCGCCCACTTGTTGGCAAAATCAAATTCTACAGCCAATGTCGGCAGCAAACAATCTACACGAGTATTATCATTTAATTTATATTCCATAATTCCGCCACGCTTATCACACCATAATTTCTGGTATGTCTTTTCAGAATATAGTCTTTTTGCCACTGCTGACGATGCTATGCATAATATTAAACCTATTAAAAACCACTTTTTCATAACCACATTATACACAAAAAATACTCACACACTATCACACTTTACAACACTCTTGACATCGGTTAAAGTTAGAATGTGGAAATTGTGCGAATTGATTATCACAATTTAATTCCATCATCAATTCTTAATTCTTTAATTTTTGTACACTCTTGGGGCTATATTTCTACTCTAGCCCCTTTTTAATGAGGTTTTATGGAAAAGTTTAATAAACTCATCTGCTATCTGTTAGCAGTGCAAAATTTTGCAAAAGATATTCATTATTCTTGTAAAGGTCCTAGCTTTTATAGCAAACATGAATTTGCTGACCGCATCCAAGACGGATGGGATACTTATATTGATTTAATCAAAGAGGTATGTATTTTAGGTAACGACCAAGAGCCATTGCCATCAGGTGAATACTTATCACGGGCAACAAGTTTGATTCCGCTTAGAGAAGATGAGGACAAAGTGAATTTTGAGCATATACAAATTTTACTGGTTGTGGTTCTGCAGCATATCGAAGAAATGGAAGATTTAACCCGAGGTGAAGAAAATTTAATCGGTGCGATTGCACAGGATTTACAGCAGATGTTGGGATTAGTTAACAGGCAGGTGAAGGAATGAGTATTTTTGAAACTTTAGGAGATATATCAGCATATTTAATAATTGTAGGGCTACTACTAGCAATTATACAGGAACTTATAGAACTTTTAAAACTTACTTATAAAAGGTTAAAATATGACAAAATTAACACCATGGACAAAAATTAAAGCTGAATACTTGCAGGGGGTAACACCTCAAAGCTTGGCGAAAAAGTATAAGTTGACAGCAAAGCAGGTCTCAAATAAAGCCTATGCTGAAAATTGGGCTGATGAAAATAAGAAAATCCAAGAAAATTTAAGGCAAAATGTGGAAGATAAAATAAAGACACTTTCAAACAATGCACTAGAGGTACTCAGTGAGGTCATGAACGACCCCGAAGCTGAGAACAAAGATAAAGTATCAGCCGCCCGAGCAATCCTCGATGTAAGCGGTCTGAAGAGTGTTAAACAAGAAGTTACAGCAGATGTTAAATCAGAGGTAAAAGCCCCTAAATGGGATAAGAAAATGGCTAAACAAGTAATGAAAGATATTAGAGAGTTGGTAGATGAATGAATATGATAATTTTATCGATAAACTTGAAAAATCTGAAAATTATCGTTACTATTTGGCTCAATATTGCTGTACCAGTTTTGAATTTTATCTGTTAACTGTTTTTTACATTATAAATGGTTCAAAGTTCAAACTTAAACCCTTTCATAAAAAGGTTATAGCAGCATTACAGCGGCTTGTAGACGGTGAAAATACAAAACGTAATCTTGCTTTATGCCTTCCTGTTGGTTCAGGTAAATCACTTATTACAGAATATTTTATCACGTGGTGCTTTGCACGTAGTGTAAATAATACATTTTGTTATACATCACATTCTGACAGATTGATTAATAAATTATCTAAAGAATGTAAAGATATAATAGAAAATCCTCACTGGACGTTACTTTTTGGGCATAAACTCAAAAAAGACGACAGGCAAAGGGTCAACTTTTCTTTTGAAGGTGCAAAAAACAGAACAGGATTAACTGCAGGAACAACAGGCGGAGCGATTACGGGGCTTGATGCGGGCAACCCGAATATTGAAGGCTTTTCAGGTGCGTTGATTATTGACGACCCGATGGACGCAGGCAACGGGCGATATGAAAAAGCAAGAGAAGAAGTTGTAACCTTTTATGATGAAAAACTATCAACCCGCAGAAGAACCCCGACAACTCCGACAATTCTTATAATGCAGAGGTTACACCTTGATGACTTAGTCGGGTGGATTGAAAAGAATGAGCCGGATGTGTGGGAAATAGTTAAAATCCCCGCGATAGATGAAAACGGTGTAAGTTTTTGGGCGGAACGCTACCCGGTTGAAGAACTGGAAGCAATCAGACGGATAAATAACTTTAAGTTTCAATCACAATACCAGCAAGACCCGATAGCATCAGGCGGTGCGGTTATTAAAACCGAATGGTTTAAATATTACCTGCCTAATATCGAATATCAATATAAAAAGATATTTATAACAGGTGATACAGCACAGAAAGTAAAAGAACACAACGACTACAGCGTATTTATGGTGTGGGGTGTTACAAAATTAGGTAAGTTACACCTGCTTGATATGATACGCGGGAAATGGGAAGCACCTGACTTAAAACGACAGGTCAAAATCCTATGGAACAGGTGGAGCAAAGGCACAGGCAATACACCTTGTTCCGGGCTTTATGTTGAAGATAAGGCAAGCGGAACGGGACTTATTCAGGAGATAAAAAGAGAGTGCGCAATTCCTGTAATTCCTTTGCAGGCGGATAAAGACAAATTAACACGTCTTGAAGCAGTGTTGGCACATATTGAAGCGGGTAATGTTCTGTTACCGGGTACACCTGAACAGAATAAAGAATTTTTGAACGAGTGCGAAGCCTTTACCCGTGATGATAGCCACAAACACGATGACCAAGTGGATACGCTTGTTTACGGTATTATGGTTGGCTTGTCAAAACTGCAAGTATCAATTTTGGAAGTTTTATAAAAATTATGGCAAAGAACAGAAATAAACAGAAAAATACAGTTAATAACGAATTATATGATAATAGTGCTTTAACTGAATATTATAATTTAAAAAGTTCTCTGAATTTAACTAGTGAGGAATTACAAGGCTTACCGGGTTCAATTCGTAACAAAATTAATAATTATAATATCAGAAATGCAAAAGCTGAAAGATTATATAATTCTCTTAAATCTAACACGGTTAATAACGGCTTGGGCGGGGCTTTAGACATACCAGCGTGCGGGAATAACTACGTCAATAATCCTTTGACTAATCCCGCTACGCTGTTTTGGAACTCCTCACCTGTTATATTAACTTATTTTTGGCCGCAATTAACCTATTCTTACAAATCAAACGGATTTATTCAGACTGCAATCAATCAGATTGTAGATGATGCGTTCAGAAATGATGGGCTTATAATCAATACAAAAACCCTTGACAGTGACGAGTTAGCCAAACTCTATAAAACAATGGATGATGAGGGCGATATCGAAGCACTTAAAGACACTATCCGCTGGGGTCAATTATACGGCGGCGGTGTATTGATTGCAAACACCGACCAAAACCCTGAATTACCACTGGATGAAAAACAACTTCAGGGTAAACGTTTACTGTTTATGGCATCCGATAGGTGGCAGTGTCCGGCTGTTGGTATTAGCCCCGAACTTGCTCAATATTTCAGGCTTACAGATAATTTGAACAACCCTAATGAGGGCGGACAGCGTATTCATTCAAGCCGTATCGGAATATTTACAGGGGTTAAGGCTCCGTATTATTTGCGTGCAATGCTGCAGGGCTGGGGATTATCTATATTTGAAGCGATTATCCCGCCATTAACGCAGTATTTAAAATCAATGAGCGTTACGCTTGAGTTGCTGGACGAAGCAAAGATTGATGTTATTAAAATCTTTGACCTTGCAACTACGCTTTTGTCAGAAGGCGGAGAGGCACAAATCCGCAAACGGTTACAACTTGTAACCGATAACAAAAACTATAAATCATCTATCGCAATGGATAGCCAGGACGATTATCAGCAGAAACAAATCAGTTTCTCCGGACTTCCTGAAATGATTGTACAAATCCAGTATCTAGTTTGTGCGGCTTTAAAACGTCCGTATTCAAAAATATTCGGCAAAGGTTCAAGCGGGTTTTCAAGCGGCGAGGATGATTTAGAAAACTACAATACGATTGTTGACAGCGAAATCAGAACACCTGCTAAAAAACTTATTAAATGGGCTATAGGCTTACGCTGTTTACAGATGTTCGGACGTATTCCGCCTGATTTAAGCATTGACTGGAAGCCTTTACGTGTGATGTCTGAAAAAGACGAAGCAGAGATAAAGGATAAACAGTTTAACAGATACATCCAACTATACGACAGGCAGTTAATGAAAGGTCAGGCACTGGCAACACATCTTGCACAAGATGGTATAATTCCTTACACAGATGAAGAGATTGCAGACATTAACGACGACTTTAAGCCTGATGAATATAACAATGCGGAAGAATTACTAATCGATAAAAACTATGACTAATAACCAGTTTAAACCTGTAAGGATAAGCGATTATTACAGAAACAGAATAGCCAAAGGCTTACGTGATAACATTTGGGAAACAATGTTTAAGCCGATATTTGATATTCTGAACTCAAATAACACTGTAACTAACGCAAAATCAGCACTTAATGCAGCATTGACGAGCGGGCGGGTATATTATGAAAACGGAGCATTTAAAACCGCTGACAGGTTTTCTAATGCCGTAGCAAGTGAACTTGAAGCCCTTGGGGCAAAGTTTAAATACGGTGCTTATTATATTGACCGTGCATTATTACCGGTTCAAATTGAAAATACTTTGTCAATGATAGCAGCCCGTGAGAGTGCTAAACTGGTTGCGCTTAACGGTTTATTGGTAAAATTAGCTGGTGATGTAACTAAAGCGCAGTTTAATAAACTTCTAATTGAAGAAGCAGCTCAATTGATGTTTAAAAAACTTGAAAAAGACCTTGTCGAAAGTACATCAGAGGGCAAACTGCCGACTGTCGGGAGTTATTATGAAGTGCCTGACTTTGAAATTTCTGATGAGAAAATTAATGAGATAAATAAGTATTACGAAGAAGGCGGAGAGGGAGAAACCCCGGAAATTGATTTAGATGTTGACATTGTAGGTCCAAAAAGTAAAAAGAAAAAATCCCAAAAAAATAAAAATGGCGGCTCAGACTCTGGCAATGGGAACGGCAACGGCAACAGTTCCGATACTGACGATGATAATGGCAATAACCCGCCTAAAGATGGGGGAAACGGTTCAGATGGTGGAAATGACTCCAACGACGATAATGGTAATGACGGAAGTAGTTCCGATACTAATAGTAATACCAATACTAATATTGATTATACTTCGTCCTTAGATGTCTTTAAAGAGGATAAATGGACAAAGAAAATATCCAAAGATTATGTGTATAACATGAACTACTGGGTTAAGAAGTGGAAGGCTAAAGAGATTATAAAAATGCGTCGTGATGTGCTGGAGATGGTACAAAGCGGAGCAAGAATAGAAACAATACAGAAATACTTTGAAAAAGAGTGGAAAATAGCCAAAGATAAAGCAGCATTTCTGGCACGTAATGAAAGCGAAATCGCTTCATCCGTTTTAAAGGCTGTACACTATCAAAGACAAGGCTGTACACACTTTTTCTGGTTGCAATCTACCTCTATTGATAAACGAGAACTTCACCTTGAATATTCTAAAGAAAAGGGTAATAAATACGGCATTGGCGGTACAAACATATTCTCGTATGATAATCCGCCGATTATTGAAGAACTCAAAATCAGAAAAGGCAAAGGACAATATTATGTTATTCCTAAACCCGGCGGGCAGCGGGGATTGCCAGGGCAAACCTATAACTGCGGGTGTAACCAGTTAGGTGTCAAGAATTATCAATATTATGTCAATCGGAGCAAAATAGAAAATGCTAAAAGAAATATTTTCACGAAAATCAAAAACTCAATCACAAACTGTTTGCAACGCAATAATTACCCTTGGCGATATAGACGATTCGGGGAAGGGTAAACGCTTTAAATCACGCTTTATTCAGCCGGGGTTAGCAGGTTATCCGGGGCAGTACGGCAACGTTCTTCTACGCAAGGAAACCCTTGATAAATCACTAAACACAATTATCGGCGCGCCGGTTATTATAAATCACACAGATGTTACAGTTGATAATGCGGATGATTTACGTGTTGGGGTAATCTCTAATGCGTGGTATAACGACGAAGACGGCTGGTATTGGTGCGAGGGTGTTATTTGGGATGAAACCGCACAGAACCTCATTACAGATAAAAAATGGTCCGTGTCCTGTTCTTATGACTTTTTAGAACAAGACGATGAGGGCGGAACAGAAAACAATATCCCGTATGATAGAGAATTTACTAAACTAAATTTTGTACACCTTGCGTTAGTGGACAATCCACGCTACGAGCGTGCTCATATTGTGTTCAATTCAAAGACAGTTGAGAACTTCAACCCTAACCACGATGAGAAAGGTAAATTTTGTACTTCTGTTTTCGCAAATATACAGCAAAGTAATTTATATTCTAAATTAACACCTGAACTACAAAATGCAATAAATTTTGTGTTTAAAACCAAACCAGTGGCTACACTAACTGGACAAGAATTTCAAAAAGATGGTATCCCATTAACCGATAAGGTAACTCAGTATTATGAAAAAAATTATCCCAATGGAGTTGATAATTCATTATTAGGAAATATCAAACTCGACCGTGAAGGTGTAAAAGATAGCTTAGGACACGGAATAGGAAGTTTAAAAGCTGCAGCTTATATGGCGGTACCACAAGTTATTGAAATGGGTTATGTTTATGACCAACAAACTAATTGGAAAAATCGCGGATATGATACAGCAGTAATAATAGCCCCTATAAAGATAAATAAAGAAATTTACGCATGTGAAGTTGTTGTAAAACAAGGGACTGAAAGAAAAGGATTTTACTTACACGAAGTTGGATTAATTGAGAAACTCGCCGATGTGTTCAAGACTGCCACTGGCAGCACATCAACGAGTTCTAAACTTATTATAACGCATAAAATTCAAGATTTCAACCCTACAGGAGAAAATATGTTAAATAATGTTGAGAACGAGAACTGGAAAACTCTCTACGACAAAAATGGAGAACCGTATCATGTTGATTTTGACGATGCCAAGGGTAAACAAAAAGAACAAAATTCTGATAAGAAGTTTATTGATAAAAAGAACAATAGATATAGTCTTGAAGATTTAATAAATCAAGGATTTTACCCTAATAGATATGGTTCAAGTTTATGGGATAATAAACCTTCCTATAGTGTGAGCAAAGATAATATAGAATACCCTATTAGTGAGGCAGATTACAACAAAGCCTTAGAATATCGTAAAACTAAAAAAGAAAAAGATTTACAAAAAGCAAAAAACGATTCTAAAAAATTGACTGAATTTATTAAATATCAGACTAATGCAGATATAGAACCATATATCACAAGAAAAATCGGAGATAAAACTATTATTGATTGGAAAGAGTTACCAAGAGCAAGTCAGTCAGCATTAAAAATGTTGGCAAGAGATGATAGATTTAAACTTGAGCCTTATACAGGCTGGGAAATGGCTATAGAGCCGTTAAAGAAAGAACTTAAATCAAATAATAGTATAAACAACGCAAAGGAGCAAGATATGGCACTATTAGACGAATTAAAAAAACTTATTAACAACGTCGAGAACGACAAAGGAGAAAAAATGAACAAAGAAGTTGACAATGAAAAGGTTGATAAGCGTAAACTTATTGACGAAGTCGGCGGCATCCTAAAAGGCAAAGTTGACGAGGAAATTTGGAGAACCGTTATAGGTAAACTTGAAAAACTTTCTTACAACAAATCAGAAGCCGGCACAGCAGACAATGCAGACGACGAAAAAGAAGAAAAGAAAGAGGACAAAAAGCCTTCTGAACCCGAGAAAAAGGAAGAAGAAAAGAAAATCGAGGAGAAAAAAGCAGACAACAAATGCAATAACTCTGTAGAAAACGGTAAAACAGACTTTTTCGCAAAATTAAACGAGGTTTATAATTCATCTTTAGAACCGCCAAAAGAAGCGACTTATATCTCACAGGCTGACAGATTAGAAGCCGCAAATGAATATTTTGGCGCAAGCAAATAATATAAGACTTAGTTAATTTCACCTCGACTACTATTAGCACCTTAAATGGTGCTTTTTTATTGCAAATTTTACAACAAAAGGAGTATAAAACAATGGTTTCAAACATTTCATTAAACCAGTTTGCCCCGAATACCCCTGTTGCAGGGCTATACGTTTATATGGCAAACTTACCGCAATTACACAATGTAATTGTTTCAGCAACACAAGCAACAGAACTTGTTGCAGGTGCTGTATTGACACTTGACAGCGCATCTACAAATACAAATGCACCGGTAGCAAAACAGGCAGCAGCAGGCGACACAATTCTTGGTGTTCTTGTTTACAACCCTATTCAAACACTTTACAAAGCAGGTGACAGGGTAGCAGTAGCAAGAGAAAACGACGTTATCTGGATGCCGGCATCCGCAGCGATTGCAGCAGGTTCATTGGTAACATTCAACGAAAATAACCAGGTAGCAACAGGCACAACAAACACAATCGGTGTAGCATTAACCCCTGCTACTGCTGAGGGTGATTTCGTTCAGGTAGAACTTAAATTTTCAGCAGGAGGGAACGCATAATGAATAAATTTGGTGCTTTAACAGAAGAACAATATAAAAACGATTTTAGGGTTAATAACGCTGTAGCGTTCGCTAATCCTAGATATTACGGTTTAGAACAGACTTTAACCACACTTACACAGATTGTCGCAGGTGTTCAAAGACAAAGATTTTATACCGTTCAAGGTTCATTAACTGACTACGTACCTATTGAAATGGGTACAGGTGCTTACGGGAAACAGATTGCACAGTTTGCAGTTGCACAGGTCGGTGACGATTTTGAAACAGGTATCGTTCAACCGGGCAACGGTATAAATAAAGATGCAAATGTTGATATCGCAGTAGATTTAATTTCCGTAAGAAATAATTTCTGGCGTATGAAATACGAAGCAACAAAAGAAATCCTTGAAATGGCAAGAGTTAACGCTCAAACCATCTCTTACATCGAAGAACAGGAAAGAGCAAGACTTGAAACCTTCCAAAAAGGTATTCAAAAAGTTGAGTTCTTAGGAACATCTGACGGCTTGAATTACGGTTTATTGAACCAACCGGAAGTAACAATTAACACATCATTGTTGCCAACCAAAATTGGTTCTTTAACAACAGAGCAATTATTCAATTTTGCAACAACTGCTATGTCTACTTACTTTGAAAACACTAATAGTACAGTATTCCCTAATACTTGGCTATTACCGACTTCTGAATTAGGAGCATTAGCAATGCCAATTAATCCTGATTTCCCTGTTGGAGAAAATAAACGTCAATTCTTAGAAAGAGCATTTATTGCAGCAGGTGCTCCGGCTGACTTTAGAATTCTGCATACTGTTTATAACAACACAGCAGGGACAGGCGGCAGAGGCAGACACGTACTTTACAACCGTGACCCTAATACTTTGATTATGTACATGCCAAAACCTTACACACCGTATCCGCTATACCCTAACGGCTCATTAGATATGATTTCTGATGCGGAAGCACAATTTACCGGTGTATGGGTAAAACGTCCGGCAGAAGTATTGTACTTGGATGAAGCAGCGTAACGGAGGTAACTATGAGAGTATATAACAAATCAAAAAGAATGTACCAGCACGGGGGGTATAACCTCCCTGCCGGCAAAAATATTGAAGTGACAGAAGATGTCGCTAAAATTTGGCTTGCAACAGGTGATGTAGTTGAATACGTTGACCCGGCAGAAGCAAAGGCAAAAGAAAGCGAACTTGAAGCAGAAAACGCAGCCTTAAAAGCCAGAATTGCCGAACTTGAACAAGGAACAGGCAAAGACGGAGAAACAAAATCACTTGATGATTTGAAAAAGGAAGCTGACGAATTGGGTATTGAATACGCAAAAAATATCGGTGCGGCAAAACTTCAAGAAAAAATCGACGCTAAGAAAGCAAAAAACGCAGAACAATAAGGAGTACAGGGGCATTATGGCAACAATAGACAATGTAACAGTCGAGGGGTTTTTAAACCTTTTTAAAAGCGATTTTGCCCCTTATCTTCTACCAACTTATGTTGAGGGCAAAGCGTATTTTATTGATGATGTTGTTTATTTAGAACCCAATTTTTATATATCTTTAGTTGACGGAAACACAACAGCTCCGACAGATACCACAAACTGGAAACTATACAACGACAGCACAGACAACTATATTCAAGATGCCGACATATTAAGGGCTTTTAACGAAGCTAAAATCAATTTTAATACATTATTTTGGAAGGATGATAAAACTGCTGAAATGGTGTTTTATTACCTTGCGGCTCATTATCTTGTAATTGACCTGACAAACCGTCAAAATCCGTTGTTAATGGGTTATAAAGGTTTGACACAATCAAAAAGTGTCGGTTCGGTTTCAGAAAGTTACGCAATCCCTCAATGGATGCTTAATAATCAAGTTTTAGGAACTTACGCACAGACTGGTTACGGACGCAAATATTTAAGTCTTATTCAGCCTTACTTAATCGGAAATATTATATTATCACCGGGGAGAACTACTTTTGGCTAAGAAAAAAATCATTCCTGCAGGACAGGTCAACAGGCGCAATAATCAAACTGTTGAACAAATTAAAAGACTTATGGAAGACTTAGGACAGAAATACTCTATAAAAGTAGGTATTTTGCAGCCCGAAGGGAGTAAAAAAGTTGAAGGAACTGACCTTAATATGGCAGAACTTGGAGCAGTTCATGAGTTTGGGGCAACCATTAATCACCCAGGGGGAACACCATATTTTATAAAAGAAGATGGCATAGCTCAATTTGTATCAAAATCTAAAGGTCAAGATTTACCAAAAACAAAGCCACATACAATAAATATTCCAGCACGTTCATTTTTGAGAACACCTATCTTAGGAGAGAACGGACGAAAAGAAATCTTAAAAGCGATTGAAAATAATACATCTGAGTCTATAAAGGACTTAAAAGAAAATACTATATCTAAAATTATGGATGATTTAGCGCATGAGGTTGCAGAAAGAGCTTTATTACAAGTACAAAAAGCTTTTTATAATAACAGTATAAAACCACCTACAAAACCATCATCAAAAAAACAAAGAAAATATAACCCTCAAGCACCTACTTTGGTTGATAAGGGAACAACCGTAGGTAACGCCGGCTTATTAGGCAGTATAAGCTATGAAGTTAAGAAAGTAAAATAATGGCAAAGAAAAAAGAATTTAAGTGTTTAACTTGCAAATATTATGATGGTGAAAATTGCACCCATCCTAATAATATCGCAATTGAGGTCAGATATAGGCAAGAAACACTGTTTTATAAAAAAGTAACAAAAAATATCAAGGATTGTAAATACTATGGCAGGCTTGAACATAAATAGAGGTCGGGGATTATCTGCTTTGTCAGGAATGCCGCAAATGGATACGACTTTGTTAGGCTGGGAGGTACCCCTGACGCTCGAGAAGGTCTATCAAGATGTTATCGAAGGGGATTTTATCTATACACCTAAAAAAATCAATTTTAAGGGTGTCTGGCAGCCTCTGCGTGATGAAGCGCTTGAACTAAAACCGGAAGGGCAGAGGTCGTGGGAATGGATATGGATACATGCAGTTGCAGGCACTCTGAACCTTGAAACAGCCGACAAAGTTATTTTTAACAACAAAAAATACAAGGTTATGCAGAAAAAAGACTATAGCCTGAATGGTTTTGTTGAATATCACTTAGTCAGAGATTACGAAAACGTTGAAGAAGAAATAAACAATGCGCAAAGAGATTGAAAAAATACTTGTCAATATTATCAAGCATGAAATGGATTTGCCCGATAACTACGGCAGGACCAAACGTGGAGATATTATACCATGCGTTATTATTTACGCACAGAATATCAAACTGTTTAATACTGATAAGTTGCAAATAACTGTCAGAACAGTGGACGCTCACGATTATTCAAACAGGATTGAATATATTGAAAATCCTAACCAAAATCCTAATTTAGATGGCAAAGATGCGTTTTTAGAGGTTCAGGATATCAACCAATCTCGCATGATGCAAATTGATATATATTCACGTAACAACGAAGCGAGACAAAGATTTCATGAAGTCGCTATGGCTTTAAATTCAACTTATGCACGGCAACAAATGGACTTATACAACTTTAAACTGGGGTCTATTGGCAACGCTGTTAATATTTCAGGTATTGACGGCGGCTCTGATATAAACAGATTTACTTATACATTTAACGCAATTATACATTTTCAAAAAACAAAACCTATTGACTATTATAATCAATTTCCAAAAACTGTCGACACGGAATTAGGCAGGGTAGGAGATTTTACAATAACAACGGAAAACTAACACATAAAACAAAAGGAGTTTAACATTATGGCTTATTCCTATGAAGTGCCCCTGAGTTATACGATTCAGGTGTCTTTAGCTGCGCAGCCTGCAGGGTTGGCAGATTTTAACACAAACAGTATTGCAATTTTCACCAATGAACCGGCAGCGTTCAGCGAAAATTATCAGGCTTACATTACACCAAACGGTGTTGAAACGGATTTTGGTACAGATTCATTGACTTACGCAATGAGTAATGCTTTATTTACCCCAGTTCCAAACTTTAGAACAGGCGGCGGATATCTGTACATCTTCCCATTTAAGGGTGTAAACGCAACAGCAGGAAGTTTAACAACCGCTGATATCAGTGCAAACGTTGCAAACTTTAAAACAGTTACAAACGGCGCATTAAATCTTACAATTGACGGTACAGAAACACTTGTTACAGGGCTTGATTTTAGTTCTGTAAATACACTTACAGATGTTGTAACAGTATTAAAAAATCAGAATTTAGATGTTTATATTGAAGCAACTGAAACCGGTATTAAATTTACCTCTAAACGTTTCGGAACAGAAGGCGGAGTAACAGTATCAGCAGCAACCGGAGAAGGTATCACAGACCTTAACGGAGCAGATTACTTAAATGGTGCAGATGCAACTGTTACAGCCGGCACAAATGCAAACGGACAAACTTTAGCGCAAGCAGTAAAAGCGGCTCAACAACAGGTTTATTTTGGGGGTGTTCTATCAACTCAATATACAGATGATGCAACCACTCAAAGCAACGCTCAAGCCTTTCAATCAATGGATTTGACATACTACAATGACATGAATTCATTGAAAGATATGGCAGTTTTAGGAAAAGCTATCAAAGCTGCAGGATTAGGCAAAACCCGTTCACTTGCTTATTCAATTTCACCACGTGAAGCAAAAATTGCTATGGCAACTTATGCAACTATCGCTAAATCAGTCAATTATGAAGGTTCTGCAACAGCTAACACTATGAACCTCAAAACCTTAACCGGATTAATCGGCGATACCGGGTTATCAGATACTTACGTTCTGTCTGCTCAAACTAACGGGGTTGATATCTACGGCTTAACCGGCGGATTATCAGTTGTTTATTCAAACGATAACAACGGCTACACTGATGATATTGAAAATCAATTGTGGCTTAAAAAAGCAATAGAAGTTGCAGGGTTTAACTATCTAAGACAAACAAATACAAAAATCCCACAAACCGAAGAAGGAATGACAGGGCTTAAAAATGCTTACGGTCAAATTTGCGAAAAGGCTGTAAGAAATGGAGTGTGTGCACCTGGAACATGGAACGGCTCAATCCCATTCGGCGACCCTGAGGACTTTGCACGCAATATCGAAGAAACCGGGTATTACATATATTCATCCCCTGTTACACAGCAAACACAAACACAACGAGAAAGCAGAAAAGCTCCGGTATGTCAGATTGCGGTTAAATTCAGCGGTGCATTCCACTTTAGTGAAGTAATTATAACAATTCAACGTTAATGAAAAAAGGAGAATAAAATGTCAGTATATAGTTTAACAGGTAATGACACCTTATTACTTAATAACCGGTTATTTAATGATTTTGCAGACGGAAACACTATAAGTATTACATTCCCGAATGAAAAAACAGGACATACAACCGGCAAAAATGACAATACAGTATTTGCAACTAACCGCCAAGGTTCTAATGTTGAAGTAGAATTGAGAATTATTGCAGGCAGTAAAGACGATACCTGGCTAAATGGTTTATCAATACAGCAAGACAAAGACTTGCCAACCTTTGAACTACTAAACGGTTCATTTACAAAAAGAGTCGGTGACGGATTTGGCAAAGTTAAATTTATCAATTATGTATTATTGGGGGGAGTATTCCGCCAAAATATTGATACAAACGAAAATTTGCAAGGTGAAACAGACCAAGGTATAGCACTTTATAGAATGGTATTTGCAAAAGGTCAAAGAGTAATCAGTTAAGGGGCAATATATGGAATTTACAACACAAAACACTAATAAATCAGTTCTAATTGAAGCGGCATCTTTTAAAGATGCCGTAAATCTTAAAAAAGCAGCTATGAAATGCTTGAGCGGAGTGTCTAAAGATTTAGATTTTAGTAATATTACAAGTATTGATGTGTCAAAATTCTTTGACACATTAGCGCAATTGATTATAAATCTTGATACATCAGAAGAATTTGAAACGGCGGTTTTTGAATGTCTGAAATTCTGTATTTACGACTACAACGGTAAAAATATTAAAATCACCCGACAACTTTTTGATGATATCCCTGAACTTAGAGAAGATTACTACGAGATAGTAACAAAATGTTGTGAGGTTAATTTGCGCCCTTTTTTCAAGAGTCTAAGTACAGAGTTATCAACCCGCTTCAAGACAATAAAACCATCAGACCAACAGTAAAGATAAATGCTGACTATGAGCTTATTATAGCATTAACTTTGGCAAAAGCCGGGTTGTTTGGCGGCAATCCTCAAACTGTTTTCAAAACACCTGTTGACATTGTGCTTGAAACCTATAATTACGAGTTATTTACTCGTGAATATGAAAGTACCTACATGGAATTAAACGACAAAAGGAACTAATTTTAATGACAAATCTTGGAGAATTATTTATACAGCTTGGTGTAATAGGTGATATTAAACCTTTAGAGGATGCGCTCAACAAAACTAAAGAGCAAATCGCTTTAACACAAAGACAGGTACAACTTGATAACGCACGTGCAAAAGCCTTAGAAAAAATTAGACAAGCTACAACCAAAGCAGATAAGCAGCGTATTGCAAAAGCTTACAAAAATGAAAAACAGCTTATAATGCAACAAGCACAAGAAGCAGGGATAAATAGACAAATTACTGCACATAAAGCATTAGGGCAGCAAGTCGGCAAGGTTGTAACAGGTATTGCGGCATTTGTAGGCGCTGTTACTGCTGCAGCTGTTGCGATGAACAAATTAACTAATGACCTTGTACAATCAAATCAGGCATTCTTAGACCTGACAAGAACATCAGATATTGCCTTAGGAACGTTCCAAAAATGGGATAACATTGGTAAGATGTTCGGGGTTCAAAATGCAGCTCAACAACTCGAAGGACTTAACCAAAGACTTTTTGAACTGCGCTTAACCGGTCAAGGTGCAAGAGGGTTTCAGCTTGCAGGAATAAACCCTGCAGGCGATGCTGAAAGTGTAATGGAACAGTTGCGAGGACGTGTTGCCGGAATGAGCGACACCTCGGCAAGTTATCTATTGCAACAAATGGGCTTAGACCCTAAAATGCTTCATATCTTGCGTTTAGGTCGTGCGGAGTTTGAGGAACTCGGACAAACTGTTAGAAAATATCAGCTAACCCCCCAACAATCAAAAAACATTCAACAAATGAATGTACAACTGCAAATAGCTGCTATTAAGCTGCAATATTTGAAACAGAGAGCAGTGTTAGCGCTTATGCCTGCTTTTGTAGAATTAGCAAAAAGTTTTGCAAGAGTGACAGAAATGTTAATGCGTTGGGGAAAGGCGATAAAAAACGCTAATGTATGGTGGAGAGGTTTAATTACTGGATTAGTATATGGATTAGCACGTATCGAAAAAGTTAGATTGTTTTTTATAGGTCTTTCAAAAGGCTTAAGTGCCTGTATTACAAAAATCCCGATATTTGGAAAGTTACTTGGTTCTTTAGGCGTTTGGGCTCGTAAAGCGTTATTACCTCTAACATTACTATATTTATTACTTGATGATTTAGCCGTATATTTTGAAGGAGGCGATAGCTTAATTGGTAGAGTTATGGAATGGGGTAAAGAACGTGGCGGAGAACTGGCAGAAGGTTTTAAAACACTCTTTGGCGGTGGGGGAGTTGGACAGTTAAATGAAACCACTACAAAAATTTTAGATGATATATACAATACTTTAACAAGACTTGTAGAGCTTTGCGCAAACTTCTTTACTTTTGGTTTTTTCGGAAAAGTAATGGATAGTGCAAATAATAATGGCATAGATGCAAAAAAGTTATTAAAAGGCTCTCTACAACTTACAACCGGAAATGTATTAGAGGGTTTTAAAAATTATATGGGGGCTTTCAATACAAACGAAGGACAAGCCACCGGCGGAGCTGCTGGGATACCATCAAAAGGTTATGAGGGTACACTTCCATCTTTAACACATAAAGGTATTGTTTCGCCTGCAACCGAGCAAGTAATAAATAACAATAATAGTAAAATTTCAACTACTACATCTAACCCTCAAATTACACAGACAAACTATATACAAACAAACCAACCTGCTTATGATATAGAACGTGAATTGGGCTATATTAACATGCGAGTAGTAACCACAGGATAAATTATGTCACTATTTGATAACAACCAACCCACAGCTTTACAAGGTGCAATTTCAGTAACTGCACCAGCTGCAACAAGTGAAGCCGTAGAAGCTATAGAAATTAATAATGCTGTAAACTATTATTTTGATGTTATCAGTGAACATTCAATTGAACTGATAAATCAAATTACAGATAACTATGTAGAAAATAACACAGCAATTCAGGACCATATAGCACAAAATCCACTTATAATAACAGTAAGCGGACTTTCAGGAGAAAAGGTTTTTAGATATGACCCATCAGTAGCTAATCAACTACTAGCAGAAGCAAGAATTGAAGCTGCTAAAAGAGGAAATGACTACAACTTAAACAATCTACCTTATCAGAATTTCTGGGAATTAGTAGGGTTAGGTTCGCAAGCAAAAGACCTGAACAAGCTCTCTGTCATATCTGAACTATATCCGCCATTAAGTAACTATATGCAGGTTGCTTTAAATGCAGCTGAATTAGTCGATACTTCGGTTTCAAAATATTCAAATATCTATCAGAGTATTTTTAATAAAGAAAATGGAACTGATAACAATATATTTACTGATGGTATAGTTAAAGAAACCCGATTAAAGGAGATTTATAATAATTTAAGTCAATTAAAATCAAATAATACAGAACTTATTGTTTCTACCCCTTACGGGATATTTCCAAATATGTACATACAGTCAGTAAGATTGCGACAAGGTAACGAACTCTACACAACTGACATTGAAATGACTTTAAAGCAATTGAGATTTTCTAATGTCACAACTACCGCCGCTGATAAAAATGTGATGGCAAAATTAAACCAATACGCAAGAGCTAATATCGAAAATAACGGAACAGCACAGGGGAAAAAACAATCATTGGCATATAAAAAATATTATGGTAATAGTGATATTAAAATCTTTTAACAAGTAGATGTATAATTTAATTTTCTATAGGCGAACTAATATCGGTTACTCCTTCATAATTAGAGTCTGAACCAATTTCAGGAAAGGTTAAACCTAGACTACACGCATATATAGCAACAGCATGACCTATACTATTAGGAATAATTCTACTCCATTTAAATAATCTTTTATCAGTAATACTAGGTTTTTGATAAAAACTGCCATTTTTATAATATTCGATATATTCTAATTCAGTATAATAATAACTATTGCAATTTATCCCCCAAAAAGCCTTGGTAAATAATAAATTACTATCATTTTTATTAGTATTTAAAAACTTCACCCATGTATAAATATTGCGGTCATTATCAGTTTGAATTTCTTTCCAATTCATGTAATGTTTATCATCTAATTTAATATAATCACTTATAAAAGTTTCTCTCTTAGTTAATTCTTTAACTATAATATTATTTCCTCTTTGTATTTCTAGTTTTACAACAGTTCCTTCCGGACCGTCTAATAATTTTAAAGTTTGTGCAGTATTCAGAGCTGCTATAGATTTATCATTTATTTTTAAAATTTTGTCATTTATTAATAAAACATTCTCCGCTGGCGAGTTAGGTTGCACGTATATAATATATCCAATATCGTAAACTTTCTTAAATAAAAAACCATAAGAAACTTGTTTAGAACCTTCTAAACTATACGTAGGCAAACCGACGCAAATACAAAATAAAAATATAAAACATAACTTTTTCATTAATAATAACTCCCATAATAAGTATAAGGACTAATTAAACCATTCATAAACAATTGTCGCATGTGATATCTAGCGGCGGCAGCTTGTCTTTCTCTAGCTTTTTTGGCTTGATACTCATTTTTAGCAAACTGGCGATTTTGTTTGATAGTATCAATAGCCATAGGTAAATCAAGTGTAAACCCTGATTGTAGATGATTTTTAAAAGTAACAAAATCTTTCAATTTTACATCAGCTATTTCATATTCAATATTCAATAAAGACCCCACATTTAATGCTATGGGTTTACTTTCATAGTTTAAAGTATCACCTTCACTATTTTCTGGTGTATTTTCATCCAAAGGTAAGAAAAACGTAAGATTTGCTTTTGTTTTGTTTGGTGTAACTTCTTTTTGCCATTGTTCAATTGTTTCATTGACTTCAATGTTAGCTAAAATTTTATGATTGTCTCTATTATAATTAGCCGTCACAGTACATATATTATCATTACATTCAGTTTCGGCATAATAAGGTTTCATATACTCTTGTTCAAGTTTAAAATTATAATATAGCAGTCCTAAATAACTAAAAAATAAAATACACATAATAGCTAAAATCATAGTGAATTTTATATTAGCTGCTCTTTTAAATGAGTATCCGCAATTAATACAAAATTTATCATCTTTTGATACTTCATAATGACATTTCGGACAAATTTTCATAATTATTCACCTTTATTTTGTTGTTTAATTTCTACTAATGAGTCTCTAATATCAATAAGTAAATAAGTAATATATTTAGTAAGAACTACAAAAATTAAAATCACAATAGGTAATAAAAAAGATAAAATCATGAATACAGGTACTGCTCTAATGCTTTCAAGATAGCCGTTTTCATCTGGAATAAAAGAACCTAGAATACCTATCCAAAATATTAACATTACTAATACTGCTAAACCTATTCCTATTGCGGTATCAATATCTACTAATACACGCCCTGCAGATAGTATAAAATTTTTTAATGTAGTTGGCTCTTGGTCTATTCCTTTTTCTGGTTCATTTAAATTTTTCCCACAAAATTTACAATTTGTAGCATCTTCATCTAATTCCTTCCCACAATTCGGACAAAACATTTTTAATCCTCGCTATTCTGTACCAATTCCAATTAAGAATACTTATAAAAATTTTTAATGTCAATAGTCAAATCGGTATTAATTCATGCAAGAGATAACAACTTTAACATCATCGCCAAACCAACTACACCGTTTGGTACTCGATAACAACGAAACAGCAGATTTTAGATTATACTATTCCGGACGTATGCAGTCCTGGTATTACGATATCGAATACAACGATATTACAATTAAATGTTCTAAAGTCGTTCTGACCCCTAATTCACTTAGACAACTTAAAAATATTTTACCATTTGGCATCGCATTTTATTCAGACAGCGACATTGAACCGTTTGGGATAAATGATTTTGTCTCAGGACGTATAAAAATGGGTATTCTAAACGCTGATGAAGTTCAACAGATTGAAGAAGAAGTTTATAACTTATGATAAAATTTCAGGCAACCTATAGAATTACGATATACTCAAATGAAGATACAGTCATTATCGGAGCACACGAAGAAAAAGACGAGAACGGAAATACTATACTTGTTCAGGAACCGGCAAAATTGAGCTGTCAATTTAATGTTACACGTGCGACGATGTCTGATAGCAATAAATGCACATTACAAATAAAAAACCTTGCCCCATCCACTCGTGAACGTATTTTTCAAGATGTTTTTACTCTTGACCCTCTAAAATGGAAGTATTTAAAACTTGAAGCCGGATACGGTCAACAACTGTCGATGATTTTCTGGGGCAGGATATTACAAGCATATTCTCTCAAATCCGGCGGACAAACAGATGTTATAACAGAAATTCAGGCTCAAGCTCTTGATATTTTTGACTCACAGAGTTCACATACATTTGAAGCCGGAACAACATACAAAGAAGCTGCGCAAAGACTTGCTGCAGATTTGCCAAACGTCACTCTTGCAAATTGCGGAGAATTAGAAGGAACATTTCAAACACGTACAACATTTGACGGTAACACACTTGAACAGTTAAACAAACTCACAGGCGGTCATAGTTATGTTGATTGCGGCATGCTAAATATCTTGATGAATAATGAAGTCTTAGATGTTCCTGTACCTGTTGTAACAGACGAAAATGGATTATTAGAAACCCCTCGCAGACGTGACGCAAATCTTGAAGTTAAGATGCTATTTGAGCCTACATTAGTTGTAGGGCAATTATTAGAAATAAAATCAAGAATTTCACCAAACTTTAACGGACAATATAAAGTTTTAGGGTTTACCCACGATTGTTTAATTTCAGGCTCGGAAGCAGGAAATAGAACAACATTAGTTAATCTTTGGATTGCTCCATTCTTGCCGGATGCAAATATTACAACCACCGGTAATCAAACAAGTAACGGAGTGAAGAAAGTCAAAGGTGTCAAGGTTGAGCCTCTACTCTCATTTACTCCTAATACAGCAAGAGAAACATATAGATATATGCAAACTCATAACGGTGCGTTACCTAGCACGTGGATAACAAATAAGATTAGTTGGAAAGATATGCTAGGACAAAATAATACAAATGCTGACAGGCTAAAAGAATGTACTTTGGCTGTCTGTACAAATGCATTTTATACAGCAACAAAGCTAGAAGCAACCTTGAATACTATTCTTCCTGGTAGGAATTTCACAATAACAAGCGGCTGGCGTTCTACAAGAAACAATAAAAGTTGTGGGGGGGCAGCTAATAGCAAGCATTTATACGGTTTAGCCGTAGATTTTGTAATCAACGGATTAAGGGTTAATCAATATGCAAAGAATTTTTCTCAAGCTTGGAGTGGTCGTACTTTAAATGAAAGAACCTGGATGCATGCTCAAATTGGACCGACTAAAGGAAAGGCAAATGATAAATAATGCAAACGATTAACAAATTCAACCAATTATCATCAAAGCCGGATTTAGGACAAACTCTCAAAATGCAAGGGCTTAAAACTGCATCAGAATTAAACTGTATGCGTATCGGGATTATCCAAAACTTTTACCCCGAAACCTTAACAGTTGATGTTCTAATTGCAAATAAAAAAGAGTTAGGATTAAACGCTGACGGGACACAAAAAGTTAGAGATTACGCACTAATTGAAGCAAAAGTTTGTTATTGTAATCCTTTTGAAACCTTTCCGCTAAAACAAGGTGATGAGTGCATTTTGTTATTTGCAGACCGGGAAATTGAAAGTTGGTTTATTAATGGCGATGTGAACCCCGAAGGATACCCGAGAATGCACGATTTGACCGATGCTGTGGCAATTGTCGGGATTAGGTCTTTACCAAGAATGATAAGCATTCTTGCGGACTGCTTAAATTTATTCTATGGCAATTCTAATATTGCATTGTCTGAAAATCATATAAATATCACATCAGAAACTGTTCAAGCTGCAAATTTTCAAGCGATGAACGGAGCAAGCGGCAATATAGTAGATAGTCAGGGAAAAACCTTAGCAAAAGTTGAGTACGGGATTATTACGGAAATTTACTAATGAGAATACGAAATATTGATAAAAACGGAGATTGGCGGTTTGGTAAAGGGCAATCTGATTATGTTCGCAATGCTTATGCTGTTGGTTTAGACATAAAAATGAGCATTCAGGAATGGTTCGGAGATTGCTTTTTTGCGCTCCAAAAAGGCATCCCCTGGCAAATTAGACTAGGTCAAAAAAATCAAAAACAACTACTTGATAACGATATTTTAACTATCGCAAGAGGAGTTGAAGGGGTTTTGAATATTTCAGATTTCACAAGTATGGTAGACGGCAGACGTTACAAATGTTCGTTTAAAGTTTATCAGATGTATTCAACTGAAACACTAGATATAGATTTTGACAGCGCAAGCGAGCAGAGGGCGAACGGTCAAGGAGATGAGCCTTGCCGGTAGTCCCGTTTATTGCGAGCGCAGCAAGAAGCGCACAAGGAGTAAATTAAGCATGGCTGACAGTATTACAGCAGAAGGGCTGCAAGTAGATAATTATAATACCTTACTTGCAGATATTCAAACTGAATTAAATAGAATTTATGCACCGGATGGCGACAGTATCAACTTTGACTCTGAAACCCCTGACGGACAATTAACAAATATTTATGCTCAAGCAGGAAGTGACGTAAGAGAACTTGCGCAAGAGGTTTACAACTCTTTTGACCCTGATAAATGCTCAGGGAGAGTTCAAGACAGCAGATACGCGCTTAACTATATATTTCGTAAAGGCGGCACATTTACTATCCAAAATATTGATGTAACTGTCAATAAAACGGTTGAATTACAAGGTTTAGATAGTTCATACAATGATATTAACGCATCATCTTATACAGTATCAGACGATGCCGGTAATCTGTGGTATCTTATTGATACTACAACAATAACCGCAGGTACTCATTCATTACCTTTCAGAAGTCAAAATATTGGACTGGTTCAGCCGACAACAGGAACTATTACTAACCAGGTTACAAAAGTTTTAGGAGTTACATCTGTTATAAATTCCATTGCCCCAACTACATTAGGTGAAACCCAAGAAACAGACGAACAATTTAGCATTAGACGTAACCGCTCAACGGCAACAAAAGGACAGAATAACCTTGATGCACTTGAAGGTCAATTGCTAGACCTTGACGGTGTAAGCGATGTCAAATTATGGGTAAACCAAACAGGTGAAACCGATAGTACCGGTACTCCGGGTTGGACAGTCTGGGTAATCGTTGAAGGCGGTGCAAATTCTGATATTGGGGCTTTAATTTACCAGAACTCCTGTGGACTTCCGACAAGAGGAGATGTAGAGGTTAATATGCTTAGTGTATCGGGTCAAGTATTCCCAACTCGTTTTGACAGGGCTAATCCAATACCACTTTATATTCGTTTTGATTTTAAGGCAACCGTTGATTTAGCGGCTGTTGATTTTAGCGCAATTGCAAATAGCCTTGCTGGAAATCTTACATATAATCTTGATGAAACGGCTGAAACCTCTAAAATCACCAAAGCAGCATCACAAGCAATATTATCAAACGGTGGCGGTGGGTATGCCTTAAACGTTGAGATATCAACAGACGGTATAAATTGGACTGATTATATCCCATCTGCATCATTACAAAATAAGTTCGTTGTAGATAGTACAAGAATTAAAATCACGGCGGTTGAATAATGGATTATATTCAAACATTAGAAACACTAAAAAAATATTATGCAAATCTTTTAATCGTCCAATATAACGGCAAGCCAAAAGCCACAGCTACAATTAAATTACTTGTAAATCTGCTTTATGCAAATATGATTTTAATGCAAATCCGTGACGGATTTGATTGGAAAACAGCACTGGATGCACAGCTTGACATTATAGGAAAATGGGTTGGGGTCGATAAATTCTACAAAGGACAATTATTTTATTTCCATCCTTGGTTTTCGCTTATTGATTGGAATGATGAACCTGATAACCTTCAAGGTGGGTTCTCAACTTTTGATAACTTTGAAGAACTGGAAGGCGGTTTTTTAGATTATGAAAATATTTTACCTACACAAAACAGGCTACCGCTTGAGCAGTTCCGTACAATGATTGGCTTAAAAATCATAAAAAATAACATCGACCATAAATGTAAAACTATAGATGATGCTATTTGGGAATATTTTAACGGACAGGTTTACACTGTTTGGGATTTAGAAAATAGGAAACTAATTTACTATTACCAACCGGAATTAAACGTAGTTATGGAAGTTGCAGCAGAAAAGAACGTTTTACCTTGTCCGCCTACAGTAAGTATACAATTACAGGAGATTATAAATAATGGCTAAATTACCAAGAGTTACAGCGAAAGTTTTTGCAGGAAAAGCTCAAGAAAACGATTTAGGACAATTTGGGTCTGCTTTAACCGGTACTAAAATTACAAATACTGATATTTCCATTTTACAAGCACTGCCGGCTTATGAAGAAGGTTGGAGAAGCGCTGTAATATCAAACAGAAATTATCCGACACTGCAAGAAATGAACAGTGTTCAGCGAATTACATCCCAACAAGTCGCCTATACTTTGCAAAACGGTATGCCTGAATGGGATGAGGGCACAACATATTATACAAACCAGTTCTGTAGAGTTGGGGCTGATTTTTATTTCTCATTAACAGATGATAATATCGGAAATAATCCAAAATCGGATAATAACAATTGGCGACTTTGGTCTCCGGGAGTTGATACATATGCAAACACGTCTCTTTCTAACCTTACAGCAGAAGGTGAAAGCCATTTTTTAAAACCAACAGATGTAACTTATAACGCAGCCACGCAAACCCTTATTATAGGAGCGGTGTAAGATGGTAGATTATATAGAATGGATACAGACCCCGGATAATGTTAGCCATTTAATCGGCGGTGTTAATTTTGACGGTCAAATTCTTTATGGCTTAGGTGTCATATTTAATTCGACTATTAATGTGAATGCTACCGCTACAATAAACCTTGCAAATAAAATCCCCAATGATGGGTTTGACTATCAAATTAGTTTTCAGCTCGTTGTTAGTTCTAATGTAACTAGTACATCAACTCCTGTAATTTTAGCAGCATATGCAGGAACAGGAACTACAGGGCAAGCCATTATGATAACAAGATTTAATTGTAATCCGTATCTAAAATGTGAGGTTTGCAGATCCGGTAATTTGATAATCAAAGCAAACGACAGAGCACTTACTTTATCTAATACAGGACAAGTCGCTTTAAACGTAGTGATATATTTTAAAAGTTTTAGGAGAATTGGAACTAATGCCTAATTATGTAGCAAAAATACAGACTCCGGACGGTGCCAGCCATAAAATCGGCGGTCATAATTTTGATGGGTTATGGGGTGCTCACTATAACAGAATATTAACAGGTGTCTCACTTCCTGCAGGTGGCTATATCTCGTGTGACCTTAGTTCTTATTTACCTAATGACGGTTTTGATTATGAAGTTATTGTAGAAGCTTGGGGAACAATGGCAGGTGGTGTAGGGAACACAAGATTAAAGTGCTCAATCGGAACAAATCTTACTAATAATATGTACGAGGTGTACATTGATAATTTACATACCTTAGTCAACTTTACACCATTATTAAGCGGTGCAGTTCGAATGGTTGTTCCTTCTTATAATAAAAATATATTATTTAGCAATTCGGGTTCTATTGCTATGACCTTAAGCGCTAACATAAACGCTTATAGAAGACTTGGGGAAAATAATATTAATAGACCAAATATAATAAGCAATATAAACAATATTGCTATTGGCGGGAATACTTGGGCTGGGCAATGGATAACTAAATACTCAACCCTTTTTAATGGAACAATACCTGCTAGTACAACAAATACTATCGATTTGTCTTCGTATTTGCCGGCAGGGAATAATGATTGCCAATGGGAAATCTTATATTATTTAATATTATTTGGTAATAATTCCGGGAATACTCAATGTTTTATAAAAAGCTCGGTAGCCGGCGATTTAACTCTATGTAGCAGCAACACTATTAACTCTCTAAGCATTATTTCAAATAATAACTTTGTTATGCCAATCGGCGCCAATAGACTATTGCAAATAGGAAATGCTACATCATCACTACCAATAACTTCCGCCCAACTATATGCCAGAGCATACCGAAGATTAGGAACAAACACATAAAGGAGATAATATGACGTATTATATTTTTTTAGAAAATGATGGAAAACTTAACGGTGCAGGAGAATGCAGACAGCTTACGGAAGGTGTCGAAAATATCGAAGTAAGCGAAGAAATATTTAACGCTTATATTGAAACACCAAATAAGTATATTTATTCAGATGGTGAGATTGTTGAAAATCCGAACTATGAAGCAGAAGAAGCAACAAAACGCAAAAAAATATTTTACAAAGAATTTTTCAATACCTCTTTAGGCTATATTAGACGCAAGGTTAAAATGGCAAACGGAGATACAAAAGATTTTTTATCAGACTTGTTGCCGACAATCTCTATGGGTATAAACCTAAATCAAGCAGTGTCGATTATTACCTATAATGAACCGGATTTTAGTAAGGACTTAACCGAAGCATATATGGTTTCATTACAAAATAAAGTAGAAGCAACCGCACAGTTTGTACAAGAGTGCTTTGTGCAATTGAGCAATGATTTTACAGGAGCTTAGAACATGCAAACAGTATTTTACAAGGGATATTTTAAAAATAAGTTGCGAGATGAAATCCGTTTATGGATAAATTTGCACAAGGAGCAACTAATAGGCAGCGCAATATTTACCAAAGGCACAACGCTGGGCGCAAAAATTGTCACCTGGGCTGAGGGTTGGACTTGTCCAAATAAAAAAGGTTTCTGCCCATCTCACACAGGGTCAATAGTTGAGCGTGATGGAGAACTTCTTATTTTTGATATGAAACCTCCTAGAGCCTCCGTACAAAGCCTTGAAAAATACCTTTGGGCAACAGATGAAGATTTTATCTTGTTATTAAGAGATTTTGGGCTTGATACAAAGATGTTTTCCAAGACTATCCTAGACCACGAGGGGCAGGGCTACCCTTATATGTCTGCGATTCGCAGCGTGTTTACAAAAAGAACGACAAAATGGAAAAACCACTGTTCAGAACTTCATTTAAGAAAATTACAGCTGCAGGGTATTTATCCGAACGTCAACGCTGAAATTACCCCGGATGAACTGCTGCACTTAATGATTGGAGAGGGGTAAATAATGGATAATTTAGTAATATATGCACCCTGTGTACTATATGTAATAACGACATTAATACAATTAAAGGTATTTGCCCGTACGGATGAGCTGGCAACTTTGAGAGCTGAACTAATTGCATACGCAACAGAACATTTTGTCAAACAGGAAACTTATCAGGATAATCATAAAGCCTTACAAGACCAGATGTTACAAATTCATCAGGATGTATCTGACGTAAAAAACTTACTAATAGGGATTATAAACCAGAATAATCAAAGGAATTAAAGAAATGAAACGAATAATAATTCACTGGACAGCCGGCACAAATCAGCCTAATAATACAGACTTTGAACATTACCATTATCTGGTAACAGGTGATGGATTGGTCGTTGAGGGCAAATACAAGCCGGAAGATAACCAGAATTGTAACGACGGCAAGTACGCAGCACATACAGGTGGCGGCAATACCGGAAGTATCGGAGTCTCAATGTGTGGTATGGCAGGATTTACAAACCGTAAAAACATTGGCGAATATCCGCTGACAAAAGTTCAATGTGAACGCTGTTTTAAACTGATTGCAGAATTAGCAAAGAAATATAACATCTGTATCACACCTGATACAGTAGTGACACATTACGAGTTTGGACGTAAGCACCCAAGAACATCATCAGGCGGTAAAATTGATATTACCTATCTTCCGCCATACCCTGATATTGACCAAGGGAAAGTAGGCGATTTTATCCGCAACAAATCTCGTTGGTATCTAACTAAACTTTGCTAATCTTTTTTCATTATTAGAATCCTTAAATAAAACTAATGCCTTGCGAAATTCTCGCAGGGCTTTTTTTATTGCCTGCTAAGTATAGTCTTTTTCATCTCGTACCAAATTGCCGGTATTTCCTCTGCTCTGTTTGCTCGAGCAAATTCTAAGTTTTTAGCATTTTCTTTTGTAAAATTTTCCATTGCTCGAGCATTTGCCATTGACTGTTTAGTATCTTTTATGATTTTTTCAGCTCCACCGTTATATATTATTTTGTTGATATATGCTTGAATGTCATCCGCTTTCATTTTTATAGCATAAGCTTTAAGAATTTTATAATCCTCAACATTTGTTGGTTTATTTATTCTTCTTATTTGTTGTTTATCATGTTGTGACATTTTGTCACGTTTTGAAGTGAAATTTTTGCATAAATCATCTGACACGTTTTCAGATTTAAAAATTTTTTCATCCTGAGGGCATTCTCCGGTCAATTTTGACGTAAAAACATATTTGTTTGAGTATTTACACTCTACAATTATTAAACCTTTCTTAACAAGCTCCTGAATGGCTCTAACAACAGAACGCTCTGATGCGCTTATCATCTTTGCAATTGTTTTTTGTTTTGGATATACATATTTGTTTTTTGCATTATAACAAGTTGTTAAATACATCAAAACGTTTAACGTAACACCTTTAATCTCGTATTGTGACGATATGTTAAGCGCTTTTTTTGTTAATTCAAATCCTGTTATCGCATGCCCTACATGCTTTTTGGCTGTTTGTTGCATAAAATACTCCCCCTAATCTTAAATTTTTGCATAACAACTATTGCCCTTAGGGGTTCATTCTGCTATAATAAACTTGCTTAGGATTTATTAAGGCTTTTGGAACTCCCAAAGGTCTTTTTTAATATTTAGTTTTTTTAAGCATGCTTATAACATGCTCTTTACTCATGATATATGTTGTGATACTTTAATGTCAAGAATGATTATAAACGGTTAAAACTGTTAATTATAAGGTTTATAAAGTTTATTAGGGATATTATAAAGGGTTAGACGTATGGAAAAAGAATTAAAAGTTTCAGAATTAGCGCAGATTTGGTGCATTTCGGTACCTACTGCATGGAACAGAGTTAAAAAAGAGGGTTTACAACAGGTTAAAAAGGTAGACGAAAATAACAAAGAGATAACATACATAAGGGTTTCGGATGATATTTTAAATAAGTATGTTGTTAAGGTTAATAATAATGTTAATAATACGGTTAATAACGGTTATTATGAAGATATGTTAAATGTTGACAATGTTAATAATAATATTAAAAACCCTGAAAACGATTATATTGATGCTGAATACACATTTAATAAACCTAATCCAACACCGGAACTTGTAAATGCGTTAATAACCTTTAATGACAATTCACAAGAAAGATTTATAACCGTTTATGAAGATTGTAATAAACGTATTCAAGATAATAATAAAGCTCATTTTGAAGAAATGCAAAATCTTTATAAAGAGCTAGCTGATTATAAAGAAAAAACGGCACGGCTTGAGGATAAGGCAGGTCGTGAGGGTTATTATCTAAATGAAATAAATACTTTAAAGGATGATTATAATGTTTTAAATAAAGATTATAAAGGTACTTTAAGGACTAATGAAATTCAGAAATATATTATTTCCGGATTAGCAATATTAGCAGTGGGGTTATTAACATATATAATAACTGTTAATAACATTGTTAAAAACGTTTCACAACCGGTTAGTAACGTTCAAGAACAGGTTATAAACGACAAAAAACCTGCCGAAGTACAAGAGGTTGTTAAACCCCCTGTACCCCAGCAGGTCAAAAAGGTACGTACAAATATAAAGAAATAGGTCTCACTAGTATTTTTCAATAATAACATTTAAGATTTTTGATTGCTCGATTCCATAAAGAGGATTGAGCTTATCAATACTTTCATTTTTCCCGACTGTAAACTGTAGCCATTCATTAAACTGTTCATCTGTGACATTAGAGGGTACAGTCGCAAATCCTGTTATCGGTATTATTTTTTGCATTTTCTTCTCCTATTCTTTTTAGTTGTCGTTCGACTTTGACTAATTTAATTTTGCATCGATTATCAAAAAAACTTAAACCATTCCAGAGCCATTTATATCCTTTTGGATTAGTATTAGTATTTGGCAACTCTTTCCATTCTTCCCGAACATTATTTAAACTGTTACTCATTTGTACCTCAAATTAATTTCAATCTATAATTACGTTTTAAGCTCTTAATATAACTTAACAATATATACCTATAATGATAATTATGTAAAAAGCTTGTTTAATTGTTGAACCCTTGCCAAAATCTCTAATTTTTCTAAATTCTCTCTTTCCTCATCTGTGAGGAGTGTGAATTCTTCCCAACATTCTATACAATAATTTGTATTTTTATATAAATTATCCAATCCGTCATTTCGAGCTTTTTTCATCTTCAACCTCTATCATTTTTATTTTGTATTTACCCTTTTTATCCCAAAATCCTGCATCAACATAATTTGTTTTTATATTGAATACATTTTCATAGCCGTATCTTAAAGCATTAACTAAAGCTTTAATTTTGGTTGTGCCATTTAATTTTTTACAAATATGTCGGCAGTGAGTTTTTACTGTAGATAGACTTATTTTTAATATGTCTGCTATTTCGCTGTCTTTATAGCAAAAAAGCTGTAATACTTCTCGCTCTCTTTCTGTTAAGTGCATTTGTTAATTGCTCCTCTGTATTGTGCTATTTAATTCATTCAAAGTAACTAATTTTTCCTTCAACTTTTCACACTCCTCCGTTTTTTTCAATAACTCTTGCTGCATGCGGGTAAGTTGTTTGTAGTAGCAATTTGGATTGTCCGCACATTCATAACCATATTCAAGTTCGTTATTATCCGAACTTAAGTCAGCATAATATAAAGCACAATCGCCATCCTTGCACTTCATATTACACCCGCTCACATCCACGCCGTCAATCATTATCTTATCTGTCATCATTCCTCGCTTTCTGCCTGTAATCTTTCAAAATCTATACAGCTATAATCTTTTAGTACATACATTATTGTTGAAATAATGGTTTCTCCGACTATAGTTAAATACTTGTGTTCTGCCTTTTTCTCTTTTATCACTTGTTGTTTAACTTCGTTTAAGTACTTTCTTAATTCGGTTTCTGTTTTCATCTATTCCATTTCCTCTACTGTCATGTTCTTTATCCGCTCGTAGTTTGTTGTCATTGATGCTCCTTTAGTAAATTTTCATAAATAGATTTATGTGCAAAAATTTCAAAATCGCTTAATTCATTGATTTTATCTGTAGGTAGTTTCATATCATTTATTTCAAAGTATTCATCCATTCCGCTTACATAAATCATGTCTTTACCATCTAATTTACAAAGCATACAAAATGGAGTTTTACAACTATTTTCATCTTTTGGTCTGTTTTCTGCACTAACACATTTTAAAATATCGCCATAATTTATTATTTCTCCGTTTTTGTCTAAATATTTCATCCTTCCAAAATCTCCTTAACTTTTTCCTTATCCAGTTCTCCTGCCTTCATCAGCTCGGTTGTGAGCTGGGCGAGGGCTTGGGTGAAGTCTTTGTTATTACCATATAGACCGTGCTTCCCTTTTGTAAGCCTTTCGTGTGTTATAAAAGCAGCACAGTATTTGCCATCTTCTTTAGAAAACGAAAGACTACCCCATTTTGAGTTTAGTTTCGGCATTATCAGCTTAATAATTTCCAACTGCTTGGCGGGAGTGAAGTCGGGGTATTTAAGTTCGGGAGTTTTCCAATCTTCATTATCTTCATCCCAAGAATATGAAGTTCTTGAAAATTCTGCCTCGTTTTTCCATTCTTCAAGTGTGTCACATCTAACAAATTCATATTGAGTGTCTAAATCACCCATATCAAGCCAACCGCAATATTGCTGCTTACAATTTGCCGTCCGCA